GTCAGAACTGTGAAGTTGCTGAACGGACAAGATGTCGTTTCTAAAGAATACGCTGGTGCCATATTGGCTCGTTACGATGAGTCCTGTTTCCAAGATTCTAAAGTTGATTTACTCAATGGAAGAAAAGTGGTAGTAGGACCTAGTTTCGAGTATAAGGTGCCTTCGTGTCCTTTGGCTCCCGGTCATTGTGGAGCCCCGGTGTTCATGGAGGAACACCCGTTCTTGGCTGTTGGGATACATACTGCCAGTGCCCATAATGGTACTGTCGCGTATATGTCCCAACTTAGCCGAGATCTGTTGGAAGAATTGCAAGTTGGTACCGATACCAGACTTGATGATGAAGAAGCGAAGAAAATCGGGGGCTCCTTTCAATGGGAGCTGGGAATACTGGGTGCGAGACCCGGCGTGAATTGCCCTCCTGGCAATGTCGCGGAAGTCTTTTCCACCGATTTGGCTCATGAGCCAAACACAAAGACTGAATTACGGAAAACTCCAGCGTTTGGGGTGTTTGGGCCACCGAATATGGCGCCAAGCGTAAAACGCTCGGACATGGTGTTGTCCGAGGAAGCCAAACATCTCACTTATCGTTTGCCCGTCGAAGGAGAGTATCTTCGTTACGGGGCCGCGGTAGCTCGTGAGATTTATGGCGTCTCAACCAATACACCAAAACGTCTGTTGGATGAATCCGAAACTGTCAACGGTTTTGAAGGATCCCCTGGTCTTGACATGTCAAAGTCGCCCGGTTATCCCCATGTATCACGTGGGTTGACCCGGAAAGCTTTGTTTGAAGAAGAGGCGAATGGGAAATGGCGAATGAGGGAGTCTTTTCGTGCGGAGTTTGCACGAATAGAACAACTCTACGCTGACGGGAGAATGGTGAATGCTACTATTGCTCCTGACTTGAAGGACGAACTGTTGAAGGAATCGAAAATCATCCAAGGAAGGTGTCGGACATTTGAGAAATGTCCGATGTGGTTGGTCTGCTTAGTTAGAAAGTACTTTGGTGCTTTCTGTGAACATCTGACTAGGACTCGTGGTAGAAGTTCCAGCTGTATTGGAATGGACAAAGGAAGTCGGGATTGGCATGAGATGTGGACGCGTTTGAGAAACTTCTTGAACGAAAACACGTCGAATGCCGCTTTCGATGGAGACTACGAGGCCTGGGAGGCTTTGTGTGACCAAGAATCGGGACATGTTGTCGCCGATGTCGTCACCTCATGGTATGGTGATGATTTGGGAAAGGTAAGACGAAACATCGTCAGTACGTACCTGGAATCGTACATGGTTTGGAAAAACTACGTTTGGGTTCGGAGGCGAGGAATGCCATCGGGTGTTCCTGTAACAGCACCGTTGAATACTGTGTTCAACCAGATTCTCCTTGCTGGAATGTTCAAGAAAATTGCTAAGATGATGAATATTAGTGTCTCTCCGAGAGACTACCTGGACAACATTATGTGTATCCTTTATGGAGATGATAATGTGAATGCTGTTAAACCAGCTGCCCGGGAAATTTACAATTTCTTGACCGTGAGGAGAGCTTTGGCTGAATACAATTTCAAGCTGACGCCTGCCGATAAGACGGACGACGAAACAAAAATGAAGCCATTGGTCGACCTAATGGCAACAACCTTTCTGAAAAGCTCGCCGAGATGGGACCATCTGTTCCATTCGTACGTCGCCGCCCCTGACTGGGGACGCTTCTACAATTCAATTTACTGGACACGAGGAAAGAAACGAGAAGATTTCCAAAACGCGCTCCGTTCATTCATGCTAGAAATAGTAGGATTGGGCAGGGACAAATATGAGGAAATTGCCGAACAATTGAAACAAGTCCTGAGTAAAGTGGATGCTGAAGTGATCCCGGACTGGGAGAGCCAAGCGGAAAGGTATGGGTATGATGTCAACTATCTACCTGTGGTCGAATACAAAAGTCGTGGTCTTCAGATCGATGACTTTGTGGAAGTTGGATATGAGTCCGATGTTGTGCGTGAGGGTGATACGACAACAGTAGGAGCGTTGCCTGACAGTGTAGTCACAACGCACCCGTTGTTGGAAACCCCCATGCCAACTCAAGAATCATCGTTCCAACGATGGGCCAAGAATCCGATATACTTGGCCTCGGTGGATGTGTCGAGTGGGACTGCGTTTGGTGTGAATTTATACCAGGCAAATGTGCCCACTGACGTGATACTTGCCCAAAATCAGGTAAGTGTAACCAATAACATCTATTGGAGGGGCACGCTTCATGTGCGTGCCCAAACTCAATCATCTGGATGGAAGTCTGGGTGTGCGATCCTGTATTTCAACCCGTTTTCCGATAAAACGGAGGCTCCGGGAATAGAGAGGGCGTGGCAATTGAACCACGTCTTTATTGATTACAGTTCCACAAAACCAGTGGAATTGGTAATCCCCTTCCAGCATCAAGTTAATGCGTGGACGGGAAATTTGCCTATTTCCGGGTCTATAAGGATGGACACGGTCAATCCGATCGTGTCCCAGACCGGATCGTCAGCCAGTGCTTCTGTGCGGTTGGACTGTTGGTGGGACCCTGTGGAGTTCTTTCTTCCAATTCCGACTTCTACTCTACGTATGGAACGTATGAATGAAGTCTGTTTTGAAGGTGCGAGCGTGAGCTCGCAGCAGAAGAATCGCGACACGGGACCCATCAACGCTGGGCCGGGAGCGACGGTGAATGTCATAACTTACGACATGTCTTCGGACTGTTTTAAGGCTGACACTTCTCAGTCAACTTCGGCTTCAGCTGCTGTTTCGAAAGGTGGTGACGCTAAGTCAGAGTCGAAACAGTTGGGTCAACAACCACCTGTGGCTGGTCATGCCGAAATAATGGACCAGCCAAACCATACTGTACCACCGATACTTACCCACCAGGGTAGGTGGATTCGGGCGACCGCTGATGGAACGGAGTATTTGGAAAGTATGGGTGACTTCGCAGCAGAAAATGTGAGCCCCCAACCTAGGGACTTTGGGACGGATGTCGATGAGATGTCGTTCCGGTTCTTCCTTGACAAGGAAGGATACATGGCCACGATAAATTGGCCTGAAAGTGCCACAACTGGCACTCTGCTGTGGAGACAACCTATCTCCATTACTCCCGTTCTCATGAACGCGAACCTGAATTCTGTAGTGAAGTTGACGCCGACCGAATTTGTGGCCTCCTTTTTTCGATATTGGAGGGGAAATTTGAAATATACTATTAGGATTGTAGGACCTGCCACTTATAGTGGCCAGTTATTAGTAGTCTTAGGGTATGGATTGTGGGGATCGTCCCCATCAATGGTAGATGCAACGTCAGTTAAGAAAGTAGTGTTTAATTTTGATGCCGATCATCGTGAATTCGTGGTCGAAACTGAATGGAATACTATTTATGATTGGCTTAAAACTTGCTTTGGAGGATACGGGGGTTCATTAACTCCCGAATTATATACTTTAGGAAACATGTTTATTTACGTTTCAACTCCTCTGGCTGGTCCCGCCGGCTTCGCTGGTGCTACCAACATCAACATTTCGTTTTCGGCTGGTGATATGGTGTTTTCTATGCTTGCCCCTTCCCAGGGGTTGTCGTCAGTACCACCAGTACTGATACCACCAAGCACTGAAAAACGCCGTGAAATCAACCATGAAAGCGGAGAAGTGAAAGAACAACCACCAGCTGTCGTGAATAGTGGGATGGATGGGCCCAAGCCAGGGTCTAGCCTAACACATTTCATGGATGTCTGGAAGAAACCGTATTCGCTTGGAATAGTGGATACTATTCCTGGACGCAACACTTGCGTGGTCATCAATCCTTGTTCGTTTTTGAATACTGAGCTATGTACACCTGATGGAACAACATATGAACCCGTATCGAGTACAGCTGCAAGAATTGCTGATTGCTATGCATTGTGGAAGGGAGGTGCTGTTTTAAACATCGCTGTTGTGCCGGCTGATAAAACCGACAACAACATCCCTGCCTGTGTTGTGCAATCAATGGTTGCTTATGGGAATTACAATTATTTTCCGGGAGTGTTTTCCAACTCTTCCGTGCCTTTGACCTTCCCTGAATACCAACGGCTCCCTTTATTGGATAGGGAGCTTGGAAATCTTTATGCGGCAACGCATAATGCTGCCCTTTACAACTATGTAGGGCAAATGGGAGGATTGAATGGCGTATTGTCATTCCGCGGGCCGGGAATTCAACGGATTTCCCTGCCTTGGTGTTCAATGTTAAAATCATTAGGAGTTCGCAGTAGCTCCTTAAATACTGCAGAGTCTGTGCCAGACTATATGCTCTGTCTATTCATTAGAGATAGTGAAGAGTCAGACGAACCAAAACTTTGGAAAGTTATAGTTTGGGCACAGCCACAAGATGACACGCGATGCGGCGTCTGGAGTGGTGTACCTGACCAGCTTGTAGGAGGAGCTTTACAGCCCCCAAGCACCCAGGTCTCATATCCAGGTGACGGATACTCGTTTCTACCACCACCGGAAAATCGGGTGATGGCAATTTCACGGAACTTGCGAGACAAGTCCAGAGGAATTAAAAACCAGAAGAAATAGTGTAGTAATCTGCATAATCCATTAGGGAGAGTGCATCTTATTTATTTCAGCTAGATTTCACATTTAAGGTACTGAATGTTATGGCGCAGTCCCGAGCTCTTCAAGCATCGGGATGACCCCGCCCCCAGTGAACATGACGGTTCACGACATTCCGTTAAGTAGGA